AGTTACTTCAGAAGCAGCAGAATCTGTTGCTATCAAATCGATAATTTCTTCCATATTATTAATATATTATTATACTTTATTTATATCTCTGCCGATTTAGTGTCTTTTCCCAACTGTGCATCAGTGATGCCACCATCAATTTCTGAGTCCATTGGAACATTACCTAAATCTCCACCACCTTCAAGTGGTTCTCCTGTAATTGGGTCAACTGCGTTTGGATCTGGAATTATACCATCTTTAATTTCTTGTTCAATCTGCTCATCCATCTCAATAATTTCTGCATCAGTCTGACGTAATACCTTTCTTCTTACAAAATCATTTGAATAAAACTTACCAATATATGGTTCAATTGTTGCAAGAGTTCCAAGTCTTTCATTCATCATTTCTGATTCTTTAAGTTCTGCAAATTGATTATCATAAATGAAGTCATACTGTATATGTTCACTTATTTTTTCCCAATCATCAGGAGTAACAATATTTTTTAGGATTAACTGAGTTTTCATCATATCATTAAACATTGCAGAAAATCTTTTTCTTAAACGTCCTACGAATTTTGCAAACTTAAGTTCATCTCTTAATATCTCTGATGATCTACCTAAGTTAAATCCACCATCAGATGCAATACGTGATTCTGGAACACCTAATGCACGATATAGTTTCTTCTGGAAATATTCAATATCAGAAAGTTCACCTAAGTTTTGTCCGCCAGGTAATGTTGTGATTTCAGTTCCACGACCACCTTCTCTACGAGGCAACCAGAAATCTTCCATCATAGACATGAACTTACGATCATCTCTTACTTCACCAGTTTGTGCATTGTAAGTTAACTTATTACGGTAACGATTCATTACCTCTCTTAAATATTGTTCAGCTTTAATTTTTGGAAGATTACCTACATCAATATAAAATATTCTTCTTTCTGGTGCTCTTGATAATCTATAAATTACAAGACTATCTTCAATCATTCTTAACTGATTAAGAGATTTAATAGATTTATGGAGGTAAGATAATATATTTCCTTTGTTTCTATCAACTAATCCAGATGTACAATAAACAATTGAATCTTTTGCAATCTTAACACCCTTATTTCCACCTCCTCCTACCATCATTCCTGATGGATAATTTGGTTGGGGAGTATAAACAAAATATTCATCTATCTCAGGATTCGTTATACTAGTATCATCTTGATCCTGTAATGTAGTAAGATCTCTTCTTGATTTTTTCTTTTCTTGTCTTACATGTTTAATTTTAAGTGAATCGATATATCTTAAATCTTGAATACCTTCTTGTGGATTTTTAAAATCAATAACTTTTAAATAACATAGTCTACCATCGACATACCAATTTCTAAAAATTTCATGACACTTTCGATCAAAGTCAAGAATTTCTTTAATTCTATTAAATTCTTCACGAATTAATTTTTTTAATTTATCACTTGCATTTAAATTTGATAATTCAATTTCAACTGGAGAATCATATAGATCACTTACAATTGCTTCATTTACAATGTCTTCTATAGCTGCATCAGCTTCTGGATGCAAAGACATTTCTCTGTATCTTCTTATTAAATCAAATTCAGTTCGATAAACACCTTCAGTATCAACGTAGGATCCATAGAATCCACTCGCTATGTAATTATCATTACCATCCTCATTATTGGGTGGTACTGGTGAAAGTATCGATGGTGATTGTTTTTCTTTATCTTCAATCGAAAAACCAAAAAGTTTTGCCATATTATAAAAAAACTATTATTAAGTATTTATCCAACATCCTCACCACCTGCTAGGGGTGATGTTCCTTTAAATGCTTCCCAGTAATGAACTTGCATCTCTACTGTAAATTCTTCAATGGTGTCTGTAGTATCATAACTTACATCAATAGTTGAGATATTTGTTGGAAATATATCCCAGAATTTATATGATCTAAGCATTGATCCATCACGATCAAGTTGATGAACTATTGCATCTTTTTGATATTCTGATGGATTTGTAATACCAGTAGCATCCTCTAATTTATTAATGGTATTCATCCATTTTTCCATGGCAGACCTAACTGCAAAATCAATATCGTTGATTATTGTAATTGTCCATGTTTCGAATGTTCTGTCACCTGCGACCTTTAAAATACGACCTCTAAATGGTATTTCTACAGGTGTTATAGATGAAGCAGGGAGTGCCGCTGCTTTTACTAAAAATCTTGATTTTTGAAGCACATCGTTATCGATTGCAACCGCATCAGGAAATGCAAGTTCTACTTCAAATAGATTAGGTCTTGCACCACCACCTGTTAGTTTACTTTTAAAGTCACTAATTTTCCTTAGTGGTATGCTATTAATTTGTTTACGGGAAGGCATTTTCTAAACCTCTAAGTTAATTAAACGGAACCGATTACTTCTTCAAATGAAACCCCAGTTCGAGTGGCTACAAATGTAAGACCAATAAAGTTGATTGATCTAGCAGGTTTCACAAAGATGTCTGCCACAAACTCATTACTATCTATGATTGCAGCAGTGTTATTTGTTTCATCACAAATAACCACATAATCTTGAATACCTCTCTTCGCTTGAACATCACGTAGGAAAGGTTCAACAATATTTACAAAGTTTGCCCTTGTAATTTCATCATTAAATTCAAACAACTGATCTTTCGCAGCTGCTGAGATTGCATTTTCAATAAAGATGAATAGACGACGTACGTTTATTCTATCAAATGCTGATGCTTTTGCAAACCCAGTTTTATCACCGAACAGGATTATACCTGCACCAGGTGAGAATACTATAGGATTTATTCTACTTGAGTAGAGTCTGTCTCTCTGTAGTTTAGTTGGATTGTAAGCAAGTTTGACAGAGTTGAGGATAGATCCTCTTGCAGTTCCCGCTGGTGAGAACCATGGGAAATTGTTTATGTCATTGCGAGCACATAATCCTGCGATATCACCATTTAATGGAATGTATCTAAAGGTATTATTAAACCTATCATACATGTATTTGTATCCACTGTCAAATACTGCATAAGATGATGAACTAATAGGACCATAGTAGTCAACAATATTTTGAGTTATTGTTTCTACTTCTAAAGGTGAACCAGGTGTATTGGCAGAAGCATCATAAGATAGTAATCTATCTCTTGATGGTGATAAGAATGCGACTGCATCTTTTCTAAGTTCTGCTGTTGCTATTAGTTTTTCACCAAGAGCTCTTGTTTTATCCTGTCCACGATGTCCTGAACCTTGAATCAGGAAGTCAACGTTAACTTCTGAATCATTTTCAAATAGTGAGTATCCACCTATTATATCATCTAAACCAGGTTCTAGTGCACCTGATACAGTAATCGTGCTGATTCCACCATAACTTGTACCATTTTCAAGAATTATATTTGTTTTTCCAGAACTATTAAATATTATTCCCTCTGCATCTTTATCCCATCCACCTTCAGATTCTTTAACAAACGCACTTGAGTAACCAGTTTCAGTGGTTCCAATTACGGATCCATCTCCACCAAAAATATACTCTGAGTTGGTATAAAGGTATTTTCTCCAGTATGATGGAGATCCTGCGGAGAATTCTGCATCTTTTGCTTTTGATAGATTAAGATGTTTTTCTAGAATTGTACCTGCATTTCCAGTTACTGTTCCTTTTGCATCAATGACTATAACATGAACCTCATCAAATCTTGCACCTCTTGCAGTTGCAAATTCTGATGTAGTTGGTGCATCTGCTGTTGCGTTCCATTTTGCACTTGATACTGTGGATGCTCCTCCAACTGTTGCTGTTGTAACATCATATGTTTGCTCATCATACCAATCTTTAACTGCACCTACTGTAGTATGTGCGTATGCTACTGTCTGACTTGCTGTGGTGATTCCAATAATTCCTGTTGTACCAAATTTATAAACATTGTTAAAATCTTTTGCAGTCTCTGTATTTGCACTTGATACATGAGATAAAAACTTAACACTTATCTTAGTAGACTCAACCTCAGTAACAATTCCTTTAAAGAATCCGTCAAGAAGTTGAGTTGTTCCTGCACCAACTCCTGTTTTTGAAATAACGGTGCCAGATGGAACTGCTTGTGTGATACCTGCACCGACAACGATTGCAGCTTTTCCTTCAGGAGATGAAACATCTACACTTTCTAATATTTGATCTGCCTTACCGTCTATGATTGCAACTCGCAAACCATTGAATTGTAAACCAGGATTTCTTGCGACTACAGTTCTTCCTGATATTACATTGTCATTATATCCAAGTTCTTGATAATGATCTGAACTTTTAATTTTTAGTTCGGAACCACCTGATCTTGCATTTTTTAAACCTGCATCGTCGGCACGAACAACATTTAAGACACCACCATATGCTAAGTATGATGAAGCTGCCATCCATGATTCATACTGATTATCAGTATCATATGGTCTTCCAAACTTTTCAACTAATTCTTTCTCACTAGCTATTAGTGTTGGATCACCAACAGGACCTTTCTCAAAAGGACCGACGATACCACCTATCTTTCCAGTGGTAGGATCTACATTTCCTATGGTAAGATCAACTTCTCTAACTAATATTCCAGGAGATGCTAAATTTAAAGGCATCTTTAACTCCGACTCTCAGATTGCTAAAATTATTTATCAAAAACCCGTTTTACGTTGGGGAAACAATGCATGAACTACCAATCAGGATACTCCCATGTTTTACTTCCATTATTATTTTTACGTGATTTAACTATTCTTTTTATTGTACAAACCTTACATTCATATGAATAAGATGATGGAAAAGATTTTTTTCTTTTACGAATTAAATAAAAATCTTGCATCAAATCTTTAACTTCTCCGCATGTTCTACATTTTCTCTCAGTGAATAATAGATGTTCTAATTCTAATTGATCATCAAAATTCATTCTTCTATATCAAAATACCATTCAATTGATTTAATATAGTCAAATGTACAAGATAAGTCAAAGTCACAATTAGTATTGTATTTTCTATCACATAAAAAATTCCTCAGTTGTTCAACTGACGTAAAAGTTCCTTGATGCGTCTGATTACTATCGTATAAATGATATTTCATTGGTAATCCCACATGTATGATCTATCTCCATATTCATCAGCATACCATCTATCTCCATCTTTGTCTACAAAATTATCTTCTTCAAGTCCATCATTAATAAATCCAAATGGTGCCATATCTTGTTCAATTTGATTTTTTTGTTCCTCATATATTCTTTTTCTTATATCGTTATCAGTCATCTCCTTGAAATAATCTTGAGCTACCAACCATGCAAATATAACCAGACACATTGCTAAGTCGTCATTACATCCCTCTTCTGCTTCAAATGAATTGTGTTTTTGTGCAAATGTTGTTAGTTCTGATATGATTTCATAATCATTTGTCAATAATTTATCATCTTCAATTAATGTTTTAAGATTACTACATCCTAGTTTTTTTACAGCAGAAGTAGTTCTAACACCTAATTGAGTTTTCTTTCCTGAAAATCCTTGTCCAACAACTTGACCAGCTCTTCCTCTCATAGATGCCATGAGTAAATTTTCATACTCAAGATCATATTGAAGAATACTTGCAACCTGATCTCCAATATCATTTACTTCAACTAACAGATAAGCATTGTTATATCCTTTTGCAACATCAAGTATCACGTTTGGAAATAGCATTGGTTTAATTTCATTATTACGATACTTTGCAACTACCTTATATGGAAACTGTGTAACATCAAATACTATAAATGCTGAATAATCATTTCCTAGTCCACGAGCTACATCTACAGTAACAATATAATTGTGATCTTTAATTGGATTTTCATAGATATCCAGACCAGCATTTTTCGTAATTGGAGAATCATATACAAGATTTTTTAATTTTGCTGGACTAATTAAAGTATTAACAGATCCTAAAAATTCACATTCAAATTCTATTTTGAATTGTTGCTCTGATGTATTAGCAATAGTTTGTTCTCTCCAAGTAGCATCTCTACCAGGCACCTCACTCCAATGAACATCCGTTGGTAAATAATCACTTTTACCTTTTTCTGCATCATGCCACATTCGATAGAAGTGATTCATACCACGAGGGGTAGAAACTATAATAACTTTTGTACTTTGTCCAGATGTAATCGTAGGATATACAGACGCAAAGAAATCATCCGCAATATGATTCGGTATGAATGCGAACTCGTCTAAGAATATAACGTTGTAAGATCCACCACGAACAGCAGATGATGATGTAGAGTTTGCTGATATTTTTGACCCATTCTC